ATTAGTAATAATAACATAATTGAGTGCATTTAGCAAGATGTCATTTAATGGGTAATGAGGTCATCATCTGCAAAGAACAAATCACAAATGGCATTTCGGACAAGCCCTGTTTCCGTATAAACTATTGTAAATTTTTCATTGAAAAAACGATTAGTTCTGTAAAGCTTTTCAACATAGAAAGAAGAGTTGTAAGCTTCAACTAAACTATGGAAGTCTTCTGAATCAGGTTTTGTATGAGGATAGTAATTTTTAGCCATCTTTTCAAAATAAGTGGCTCTATCTTTTGGGTGTAAAGAAAGTATGGTATCTAATATTTCATCAGATAAATCTTCAAGAATTAAAGGGGTCATCATAAGTATCTCTCTCTACTACCTTCTCTATTTAAATCTAAGGTAATACAATGTGTTCCTCCGTCCCAAAATAATCTATGTCTAAACGGACACACAATAGGGTTTATATTATATTTTTCTAGTTGTCTAAATATTTCTGCATTGTAACTTGAAAAAATAACGTTTTCTTCATCAATAACTAAACAATTTACATCAAAATAAGTTTCTTGGGAATAACCCATAACATTTGAAAACCAACTGTTTAAAAATTGATACCACCTATCATCATCGTATTTTTTATCTTCAAAAGCGTATGAGCATTCTTTAATATAATTATTTTTAGTATCAAGAAATTTTTTAAAGTGTATAGAACTTGTTATTCTATCAGCTCTTATGAGATCCCAATTTTTAAAGATCGTTTCTGAGTAATCAGTATTAACAGAAGCGTGTAAAATTAGTCCGGGCTTTAAAATAGAAAAAACTGCATCAGAGTGTGATACATTGTTTTTAAATTTATAGTCATGAGTTTTATTATAAATAATTTTATAACCTAAAGGTTCAAAATATTGTTTTAACCTTTTTACATGGCTATCTGTATTTGCCCAGTCATTATTATCTACAATAATATGTTCACCTAATCTTACTATTGATGAGCATACTAACCCCTCAAATTTCGGGTCTAATAAAAAATGGTTTTTATAGTCTATTAGTGTTTTTGAAAATCCTTTTCCTGATTCACTTTTAAAAGAACCCCAAAGTATTTTATTGTCGATTACAATTTGATCATCTCTTGGGTTCATTAAATGAGCACCTGTTAATCTACCTGCCCATTTAGTTTTATACTCATCTTTGCTCGGTCTAACTACTTCCACATTTAATTGCTTAAGCGTGCTAATTAGTTTTTGATAATCTTCTTCAGTTTCATCTAATAAATAAGACATTAACCTTTTTGTCGTAGGAGTAAAAGGTATATCTAAAGACTCTAGAAATTTCATATCATAGCTTGTGCCTACAAGTACCTTTTTAAGTGGTTGGAATTCTGTATATGCTTGGGGTTTCATTTGCCTGTTTCCGTAATTTTTTTATAATATTCTTTATCCCAGAAATCATAATAACTAGTATTGTGTAATGATTTTCTTGCCTTAAGTAGCTCTTCTTTGTTTTGAATAAGAAATACAATTTTTTTACCATTACCAGTATACACACTATCTATAAATCCAGGGTCTTTGTAATGGTCTAATAAAGTAATTGTGTCTTTTGAAACAGTATTTAGATGTTTTTCTAAAGATTTTGCTTCATCGACGGACATAGATTGGTTAGACGGAAAACATATATAAATATCATAAGCTACATCAAAGTTTATAGCTTTGTTTTCCATCGATAGTTTATCTTCTTCTTCACAGATTAGATACTTAGCTTTTTTTGCAAAAGGACAAATAGAGTGTTTATTTTTTTGAACTTTACTTATTCTAAGTAACCATTCTTTTGTGTATGCTTCTAAATCCATAAAATAATAAGGGATGGCGTTTCCGCCACCCCTCCTTAACAATCAGAAAGTTAAGAGCGAGAATTACTCACCAGCAGCTTTAGGTGTGTAATCTGCACAGCTCAAGCCACGACGTGTAAGTACAGTCTTCACGCCACGAACAGTTTTATCGAATGAGGTTGCAATCTCTTCAACTGTTTGGTCGAGCATATCTTCGATACCTTCATAAGGATCTGACTTAACAGCTTTCTTATCACGCTGAGGAGCCTTGAGACCCATTGAAAGAAGCTTACCGCGAATGGAGTTAACTGAACGACCCATTGCATCAGCAACTTCTTCAAGGAACGAACCACCTTCAACCATGGATGTGATTTTGGCTTCTTCTTCCTCAGAGTAGGTACGTGGTGTTACCTTCTTTTCAGCTGGCTTGACATGGGCTGTCATTTCCAGTGAAAGAGCTTTACCATTAATCTGGCGAGCAGTGAATTTGCCGTCCATGAAAGAATCAGCAATTTCTTCGGCAGTCAAGTTGCCAGAATTAGCTTCCAAGAATGATGCAAGAGCATCAGTTTCTTCAGCTGAGAAGACAGGAGCTGCGCCTGGCTTCTTTGGTACGTCGTAGCCCAGCTTGCGAAGCTTTGCTGTGACCGACCGACGTGGAAAATCGAACTCACCCATTAGTGATTCGATAATATCTTCAGTTACTCCTGAACCTGCAACATCGTGCATACGAGTAACCATTTCATCAGTGTATTCAAACTTTGACATGTATTGTTCCCCTCGAACTTTAAGTTTTGTTGAATTTTCAAGAGTTTGTTTAATCTCTTGACTTTATATAGAGATATTACAGAAAAACTTTATAAGAAGCAACTGAAATGTGACAGCTTTTGGTGAGTTGGTTGTTTTTGTTTTTATTAAAAATCACCGCTTAACACATCTTTTTGGCTTGACCAATAATCAATAATGGTTATACCAAGACTAACAGCACGCTTATATTTAGAAGAGGTTGTATCTCCTCCAGTAATAAGAGCATAACAATCTTTTGTGACTGTTGAAGTTAATTTAAATCCTTTGCTTTCGAGGCGGTCTGCAAGATCACCTCTTGTCATATCCAGCTTACCTGTAATACATATTTTACGAGAAGGAGTTCCAACTGTTTCTTCAACCGTGACATTCTGTTCAAGTTGAAGAGGAAGAGTTGTAACCCAATCTTCGTTTTCGTCGAGCCAAGACAAAACTGAATCAACAGTGGAAGGGCCAATACCTTTTATTTCTGTGGTTTCAATATCTCTTAGATTTCTGAAGGCTGGAATCTTGCTGATAATTAGTTTAGCAGCTGATCTACCAACTCCAGGTATGCCAAGGGAAGCAAGAACAATATCATAAGGTTTGGTTTTTGTTCTTTCAATCTCGGCTTCGACCTTAACGCCATTAGCGCCAAGTAAATCCCAGTTTTGATCTTCAAAGATATCAACTGGATGTGTCAGACCCATCTTCTTAACAGAAGCTGGACCTAATCCTTTAATATCAATAGTTTTGATAAAGTGTTCTAAAACTTTTGATGTGTTTATATTATTCTTATCGACAACTAACAGTCGAGGACCCTCTCGCTTTGTTTGCTGACCGATTGTCTGTTCTGCGTGACTTTGGGTAATCTTAATTCTATGTTCAGAGTGTTGGACAACGCCTATAAATTTTGGTATAACACCACCAGCACGTTCAATTTGAATTAAATCACCCAGCCCAAGATCGTGCTCTTCTATAATACCTATATTGTGAAGAGTTACACGTGAAATGGTGGCGTCATCGAGCACAACTGGCTCGACAACGCCTGTGGGATTCACAGTGCCAGTACGACCGACTACCCATAAGACATCTTGTAAAGTAGTAACTGCAATTTCAGTCATACGCTTTTTGAGAGCCACAGCAAATCTTGGATACTTTGAAGTGTATCCAAGATGTTGTGATTTAGCATATGAGTTTGCACGATACACTACACCGTCTTGTGGGTATTCCCAAGCGCGATCTTCAAGCACCGTAAAGAATCCCATCCCTGTTAAAACTTTCATACGAGGCAAGTAATCCATATCGACCCCAAGCCAATCGTGTGCGATAAAATTAATATTTCTGTCTTTAAAATCGTGCGCAGATTTTAAGCCTAATGCGCCTGACACATAATTTCTAAAGTTTTCTACTTCATTGTCTGTTACACACTCACCGTTAACAATAATTTCATCGAACTGAGTATCAATACGGTGTGGAATATTTTTTATCCATTCTGCAAGATGTGTTACATCTTCTCCTTGTTCTCCGTTACCACGAGTAATTGCAAGCTTAAGCTTGCCTCTACGATAAACCAGAGTTAAGTTAGAACCATCAATTTTTGGGAGTATAACATCCATCCAGGGTTCAACTTCTTCTTCTCCTTCATAGATTTTACGAAGAGAGTAAAGTTTATATGGATGTGTGATTTTACCAGCAGAACCGCCTACACTAAGTGTTGGGGAATCGTGATCACGCCAACCTTGTGCTTTTTCCATTGCTTCAAGCTTATCATACAACTGATCATACTCGCCATCCGAAATAGACGGAGCTGACAAGTCATAGTAAGCATGATTGTGCTTTTGAATAAGTTGTTTGAGTTCTTTGTAATTCATATAAAGAATATATCAGAAAAAAAGAGGAACAATCAATAGAAAACTCGCAGGATTACGAGTTTTCAACCATTTTAATTAAATCATCAAGATACCAACGAGCTTTTTTAAGATCTTCAAGCTGTTTTTCTTTAGTATCGTGCTTAAGATTATACCGAGTAACATACTTTATAACGTTACCTTGTGAAAAACCCATATCCCAAGAGTCAATATAGGCTGTAGTTTCAATGCCCTTATTATAGTGAGGTGGGTGATTTACCATGTCTACATCACGATTTAGGTAATCACGTATCTTTTTCTCTTCAGGCGAAGAAGAAATCTGTCTACGAGTAGTTTCACCAAAGTTACGTTCATATACTGTTTTACCCCCATCAGGAGATTCATATATTTTAGGAGTTACAACATCATGATGAGATCGAGAGTTTTCAATTTTATGTTTTCGTTCAGCTTCTTCTTCTTTTGTTTTTCTTGAAAGAAACTGTTCAAAAGTTTCATACTTATCCATATAGTCTCCTACTTTGAATGAGGTGGCATTTTTGATTCAACGAACCAAACATGTTGACGAAGTTTTGGGTGGTACTTACGCATACGCAATTTTTGCGCATTACGTAGTTGAGTTAAGGTTTTAGCATGAATAAAATGGTACGAAGCTGAATCTCTCTTCTCACCTTCTGGTATCATCC